ATTTCATTCTTTGTAACAGTAGGGGGGAGCATGAAACCCAAAATGTTAGGTGTCTTTAAATAATTCTAAATTCACCACCAATACACAAGTAAGATTACATGTATTATACTTAAAGGTTAACATTAATACAAATATGAGTGTAGAAATACGTTTAGTAACCTGGTATACTAGATAAAGAGGTGAGAAGATTGAACGTTATTGATCTTTTTGCAGGGGCTGGTGGATTATCAGAAGGATTTCGTCAAGAAGGTTTTAACATTCTTGCACATGTAGAAATGGATAAAAACGCTTGTAATACACTACGGACTAGAGAAGCTTATTATTATCTAAAAGAAAATAATAAAATTGATTTATACAAAAAATACATACTAAATAAAGTAAATAGAGAACAGCTTTATAAAAGTGTTCCAGAAGAAATATTAAGTAAAGTCATTGAGTCAGAAATTAATGATGAAACTATTGATAGTATTTTTTCAGAAATAGACAAACTTATTGGCGATAAAACAGTAGATTTCATTATCGGTGGTCCTCCTTGCCAAGCATATTCAACTGCTGGAATTTCTAGAGACCCAAACAGAATGAAATGTGATCCTAGAAATTACTTGTATTTATATTATATAGAATTCCTAAAAGAGTATAAGCCTAAATTTTTCGTTTTTGAAAATGTGAAGGGGATTCTTACAGCTAAAAAAGGTGAAATTTTCGAAGGGCTAAAAGGAAATCTTGATAAAGCTGGATATAAAATGGATTATAAAATTTTGAACTCAAAAGACTTTGGTGTGGCTCAATCTAGAGAGCGAGTTATCATAATTGGTTGGAGAAAAGATATAGAGTTTAGTTATCCTAAGTTTCTCGATGAATCTAATCCACCAACTATTAATGAACTTTTTAAAGATTTACCAAAAATAAATGCTGGTGAAAGTCTGAATGGAATCGGAAAATATATAGATACACCTAGTAAAGCACTAAAAAATATTCGAGATGACAAGTGGGATATACTTACATATCATGTGGCAAGACCTAATAATAAAAATGATTTAAATATATATAAATTAGTTGTAGAAACATGGAACAAAGAAGGTAAAATGTTGAAGTATAATGAGTTACCAGAACATCTAATTACACATAAAAATAGTAAATCATTTTTAGATAGATATAAAATCGTCAGAGCAGATTCCCAATCCCATACAGTAGTAGCACATATTTCAAAAGACGGACATTACTACATTCATCCTGATATTGAACAGAATAGATCATTGTCAGTAAGGGAAGCTGCACGAATTCAATCATTTCCAGATGACTTTTATTTTGAAAGTTCTAGGACAGCAGCTTTCCAACAAATAGGTAATGCGGTGCCACCTTTAATGGCGAGAATAATAGCAAAAAAAATTAAGGAAGCTTTTTAATGCTTCCTCTTTTATTATGGCTTTATGCATGCAGTGATGTACGGTTCAAAAGTGTTCCATATTTCTACTAAGTCACTAAAATTAGCGCGATAATTGTAATCGTGAGCAACTCCATTGAAGTATTGTAAAGTATTCTCTTTATTAATACTTTGTCTAACTCGATTAATTGCTTTTAAATCTAATAATTTGTTGTCACTAAACGTGTTTAAAACAATCCTTATATTCCCTGGAAGATTATTCTTTTTAATATCTATATCATTTTTAGTTTGATAGTATTGTGTACTAATATCAATCAAGCATCTTAGTAACAACGCCTGAGAATTAATGTTTTTATTTGTAATTCTTTTTAATTCTTCAATAATATCCTTTATTTTATGCGGAGTTTCTTCACTATAACCAAAACTAATATCAATTATTTTGTTTGGCGATACAGGATTAGGCTTTTTTGTAGCGTCTTTTTTACCCGGTTGCTCAGTAAAATCAGTTTTAATGGTTTGGCTAGTATTATTGTCTTTTGGATAATTTTCTACTGTTTTTCCAGTATTCTTTGCTTCATCAGTTTTACTAGTTTGCTTAGTTTTCTTCGTTTCATTTTCATTATTTAATTGGACTGTTTTCTCTGCTTTATTTAATTTCTTTGTTTGATCAGGATTATATCTTATGCCTATAGGTTGAACCGGATTTCCTTTAATTAATTTTCTGATGTTTCTAATACTCTCTCTTCTATCTGCACCGACTTGTTTCACAATACAAAGGACAGTTTCATGAAAGTAAGTGTATTCTGGAGATTTGATAAAACCTTCTCTATTAGTTTTTTCTTTTAAAGAAATCGAACATACTGGGTCGAGAGTTACCAGTCCATATGTTGATTTATTATCAATATTGTCGCCGGGCCTTTTCAATCTTAATTCCGCAAGTTTTAACCAATCTTCTTCTCCATGCCCAAATATTTTATAACCATTTCGATAAACTGATATCCCTTGATATGCTTCCAACATTTCATTTTTTATTTTAGTTTGTTCAATTCCTTTATGCCAACTTAAGAATGGTCTATCAAAGAAAAAGTTATATATTTCAATTTTTATTTCACCCAAATTAATATTGTTTGCAAAGTTCATTGAAAGAGTTTTGTTTAATGTTGATAGGAAATTATTATTTATTTGATTATTTGTATAATAAGTTTCTCCTTTAATTAGACAGTTAAACTTATACTCTTTTATGTTCATTCCCTCAATTATTGCTACGGCATGGAAAGGTGCCTGATCCAAAAATTTTCTAGGGGATAAATAATCTTTTTGTTGATATGAATCTGGGTAGATTATTTTATGTATTTTATTGTGTTCAGGATGTACAAGGTTTTCAATACCACGTTCAATTTCATAAAGGTTTATTGTTTTACTCAGTTCAGTCAAAGTTATTTGAGTACCCAATTTTTTATTAGTATATTCTTGAAAAATATTAATATCAGATAGACTATTTTTCTCAAGACTTTTTTTATCTATAGTAAAGTTATATGTAATATTTTCCTTTGAAGTTTTTATGGAAATTTTATCTGCTAATCTAAATAAACTAAATCTTCCTACTCCCTTACCACCAAGTTTTGCACTGTCATTAATCTTTGAACTGGTTCCGATTGTCAGCCAATTATCATGGATTTCCTCTAGACTCATTCCTTGTCCATTGTCTGTAATTGTTATAATGTTCTCTTCCATTTTAGAAAAATCAATAGTAACATCTGTAGCATTTGCATCTCTTGAGTTTTTTATTTGCTCTGCTATAGCAATACTATCTGTTTCAATATTTTCTCCACCTAATAGATCATATAATGTTCGTCCATTAAAGTTAAATTTTGCTTTTGTAACATTTTTTTTCATTGTTTTCAAGTCTTATCCTCCTCAATTTTAAGTGAAAATTTAGTGTGTTGAATTTTATCTTTTAACACACATACCTCCCTTGGTACACCATATCTTGCTGCAATGTCATAGATGGTAAGGTTCGTGTTTTTATATTGAACAAGGAATTGATCCGGCATGAGTAGTTCTACGGCGAATGTGTTTGCTTCTCGTTCTAGTTTGCTTGTTGAAAAAAATGTATGCGCTTTTAAAAATGATGTGTTTGTGTCGTGGTGTAGTAGTGCATGTCCGAGTTCGTGGGCACAGGTAAAACGCTGCATCTCTGTGCTGATCTGATTGTTAATATGTATAAATTTTATTCTCTTATATTTATTAAAGTAGCCGTAAATACTCCCCAAAGGCTCATAAAGAATTTCAATCCCTTTGTGTTCAGCGATATAGAATGGGTTGTTGGTATTGTATTTTTTGATTAAATTCGTTGCTGTTTTCTTTGGCATATCATCATATCCCATACCATATTTTAGGACCTTATCAGTAGCAATAAAGTCCATTTTTTAACGTCTTATTTTCTATATTTTTTCGGTGTGAATTTCTTTTTAGCTAATCGTTTTGCTAATCTCATAGAGTTTTCTAGTGATGCTAATAATAATTCTTTATCTTCCTCATCCAGTTCATCTATGGATCGGCCATCAAAATGAGCGTATCCGTCAGTGCTCAAGTTATTAATAATATCTTCTAAGTCCTTGGCAATGTCCTTTTCATCTTTTTCTGTAAGATTAGGAAGAGTATCATTGTAATTATGTTTTTCGGTACGTCCAAGCAGGTAATCAACACTAACTTCAAAATAATCAGCTATATGTTTTAATGTTTCATAGTCAGGTTCACGACTTCCTTGTTCATAATTAGCTAATTTCCCCCTGGAAAACCCAAGTCTATTTGCTAGTTCATATTGACTTAATCCTTTACTTTTCCTTAATTCGGCCAGTCTTTTACCTAGCATATTCAACATCCTTTTCATTAATATATTTTCATTATAGGAAACAATTGGTTTCTAATCTATAAAAGAAACAAAAAGTTTCTTAAATTAGGGGTTGACAGAAACATAACGTTTCCCGTATAGTGTTATTTAGATAGAAACAAAACGTTTCTATAAAGGCAGGTGATATATGTGCAACGAGAATTTTTAATTAGATGTCGAGGAAAAAAATCTCGACAAGAAGTCGCAAATGATTTAAGTATTACTACTCAAATGCTTGGAATGTTGGAAAGAGGTGATAGAACACCATCATTGGAATTAGCAAAAAAAATATCCGAGTATTACCAAGAACCCATTGAAAAACTTTTTTTTAATCAAAAAGGAAACGTATTGTTTCCAAAAGAAAAAAAGGAGATAGTCTCTAATTAAAGTTTAAATTTATCGGTACTGGAGGTCTATTCCAATTAGGAATAAGGGGGTGATGGTTTGAAGGGGTATGAAAAAATAGGCCCGTATGGCCAAGTTATTTTTAACAAAGTCCATAAGTTACATCTAGCTGCAATGGGAAACGAACAACGCAAACAATATGAACGCAATCAAGTTAAGTCAATTAAGGCGAACAATAAGGAGCGCTGTTTAGAAGTCAGATTTAAAAATGGTGAGTTATTTAAGTATTTACCGGAAGGCACTTGGTATTGAAAGGGGGAATGATTTCATGAGTAAGAAGGTAAATGTAACAGTTTTTTTTGGAGATAATTTTGACTATGTACTTAACAAAAGTTATGACTTCATCATGGCTGAAACGAGAAAAGATGAAAAAACTTTAGCAAATATCAAAAAGAGAAAAAAGAGTGAAAAAGGAGCGTAATGCTATAACTAAAATGCTTTCCTCACTCTCAAGCATCCCGGTATATTCCAAATTGGAATAAGGGGGTGATACGTTTGAAAGTCGGATCAATCTTAAAAGCATGTAGAAATAGAAGTGGTTTGAGTCAAGAAGAATTGGCTTGTCGATTATTTATCAATCAATCAGATATCAGTAAATACGAAAACGATGTGAAGGAACCAACGATATCGATTGTTAGTATGTGGGCTCAATATACACAATCCCAGGAAGTACTTGTTGCTTTCCTTTGTGGTGTTGATGGCATGACGATAATGCAGCAAATACTTGAAGGCGCTACAATGCTTGGAATGATTTTAGGAGGGATATTTTGAGATTTCATATGTATTTTTTGCCGGGAGACATTCGGAAAGCGAGTAATGAACTCGATTGCATTAACGAAATATCAAGACAAGCTTTAAATCATGCTGAAAGTGGCGAATTTGAATTAGCAAAAGAACGCTATGAAGATGTTCTACGTTCTTTAAATGAAATGTCGCAAATGGCAACGCGAAAACAGGTGGTGAAATAAGTGGATAATGACGTTCCAGGATGGATCTATACGGTATTGTTCATCATTTCATTGTTATTCTTATATTTTTCTTTAATTACAAGTTAGGGGGATAAAAAATGAGTAAACATTATTTCACGTTTGGGCAAAATTCGTTTTATCATAACCATGTTCAAATTATCTATGCAGAATCACCAGAACAGGCTGAGGACAAAATGTTTGAATTATGGGGTAGTCAATGGGCGTTTCAGTACACCGAGGAACAGTGGCAAGCAAGTATTTCCGAAGGCTTTTTTAAGAATATAAAAAAATTGCCACCGGTATTTTGCTAGGAGGTGACGACGTGAGTTTTATTGATCAGTATCATGCACTAATTTTTAACTTAAATAAAAAACTCACTACGGCAATAGTGAGCTTTTAAAAAAATTAGGTTACTTCAATTTTAACACATATGTTCCCAGACGACAATCATTGGTTGTCGTCATGGGTATTCATAAAAGTAGGGATATTGATGTTTCAAACAAATATTTACGAGTTTATCGATATTCAATCAGATCCAGTCTTGATTAAGCTTTCAGGTTTAGAATTGGGTCAATGTTTTAATATCCAACCAATCACAGTATGCCTAAATAAACATGGAATTTATGAAGTAGAAACGGACCAGTCACATGATTCGTTTTCAGATTGAATGTCGTGTTATCGGCATGTTTGCATGTTAATCGAAAATCTAGAAATCTATCAATGAGCGAGGGGGATAACGTATGCGCGATAAGTATAGAGTAAAGCTTCCGAAATGGGTATTTAATCCGTCAGATGAACAGGAACAAAAGTCTCTAATCAAAAGATATATGCAACGTTATCCCCATTATTTTGTCATCCAAGTAGAAAATGGTTTTGCGATATGTGAAAGAATAAAAAGTTAGCTGGAGTGATTCTTATGCAAAAAGGTTGGTTTAAGGTTCATCGTAAATTGTTTTTGAGCAGTATTTTTAAAAACGAAAAACTATTAAAAGTATTTATTTATTGTCTGATTAAAAGCACACATACACCTTTTGAACAACGTGTTGGAAGACAAAAAATATCGCTTAAACCTGGTCAATTTGTGTTTGGAAGAAAGAAGGCAGCGCTGGAATTAGACATGAGCGAATCGACAGTTTACGACTACATGAACATGTTAAAAGATGACGGAGTTATCAACATCAAAACCACCAATAAATATAGCGTTGTAACCGTTGTGAATTGGGACATCTACCAATCTAACGAAACAGAAAACAACAAGACTTCCGACAACAAATCAGACAACAACACAACACCAAATGAACAGCAAATCAACACAAACAAGAACATAAAGAATGCAAAGAACAATAAGAATAAAAGATATCGTCGCAAACGAGTTTACGACGAATCATCTATTTTTTATCAACTTGCCATTTATTTTTATGAGCAAATAAAAAATAATAATCCAAACCACAAGGAACCCAACTTTCAGAAATGGGCTGATGATATTCGGAAGATGATTGAATTGGACAAGCGTACTGAGAAACAAGTGAAATATTTAATGACTTGGGTACAACAAGATGATTTTGAGATGGTTAATGTTTTATCACCAGCAAAACTACGGAAACGGTTTGACGGTCTTGTCATGAAAGTGAAACGTGAAAAGAATCAATTACCATCCAACGTTACACCAATCACGGAAGGTAAAAAGAAAAAATATAATTACGGGTTTTAGGAGGCAAAAGAATGGAGTCAGTAGCTAAGCAACTTATTCAACCACGTCAACGACTTATTAAAACATATACATGTGATGGATGCGGCAGACACGTTGAGCAGAAAGAAATGGTTATTCCAATGGGACCAAGAAAAGGCGAAATCATTATTGCTAACCTTGGGTGTAAATGTGAAGATATTCGTCTTGTTGAGCAAGCGATACGGCAAGGGAAGAAAAACAAAATTAAGAAAATCTATCGGATGTTTACTGGTAACTCAATGATGAATAGATCGCTCCAGTCAGCAACATTCAAAAATTATCACGCTACGACAACCGAACTGCATGAAGCAAAAGCGCGATTAATGCAATATGCAAAAGAGTTTAATCCGCATGAATCTGGAAATCTTTTATTAGTTGGAAATTATGGCACAGGAAAAAGTCATTTATCCGTTGCCATTACAAAAGAGCTTATGGCAAAAGGATATACTTGCTTATTCTTGTCAGTACCTAAGCTAATGACAAAAATTAAAACCACGTTTAATTCAAATAGTGATCATACGGAGTCCGACATATTCGATTTGATAGAGAGTGTCGATTTATTCGTACTTGATGATTTAGGAGCCGAATATACAAACATCAAGAATAAAAACGACAATTGGACCCATACAAAACTATTTGAGGTACTAGATAATCGTTCCGGTAAACCAACCATTTTCACGACTAATTTAAGAAGTGATCAGCTAGAGATAAAAATGAATGAACGGAATCTATCGAGAATACTAGATGGAACTGAAATCATTAAAATGGACGGACCGGATTACCGCAGGAGGGAATTTTAATGTGTGAGACATGTGAATGTGAGACAAAACTTTTAGCTACATGGGGTGTTGTTTTTACTCCATGTGTATGTCCTAAAAATGTAGATGATGAAATCAATAAAACGCTAAAAGTCCTCGAGGAAAAATTAGCGCAAATGGGAGTAAGCGAATCAGCATGAATGAACAAGTGATTATTTTAGATAATGCGAATTTTATGTTTGGAAAAGTAGAATTAGCCCATATTACTAAGTTTCATAACGAAGGCATGCATTACAAAGAGATTGCTAAGAAATTTAAGCGCGAACCTTTAGAAATTGTATTAGCACTTTTACATCAAGCAAGTGAAGGAAAAGTATCGTTACGGACATTTGGTTATATACAAGTGTGAGGTGATTAGATGGAACATAGATTATGTATGCGTTGCAAAGAAAATAAGCATTATGTTTCAAAGACTGGATCATTTCTATGTGATACATGTTTTGAAAAACAAGTAAAAGAGATTAAAGAAAAGTGTCGTCCGGTGGAGTCGAGTAAAAACTGGACGAGAGTAGCTATTGAAAATGGAATCAATCTTCACACATACAAAACAAGGCTGAGAAATGGTTGGGATGAAGGAACTGCAGCAACCTTTATTACAGAATAGGTGGTGAAAATAATGTCAAAAAGTATGTGGTCTCATAGGCCACCAATTATTAAATGGACCATCAAGTCCAATCGTGATCAACGGACCGGAGCAATTAGTCCAGTGAAACCTAGCCGATATTTTAAATACTTATCCGAGATTGGGGCGGGGTGGGAAAAATGAAAAAGAGAATTTTAGCGCTTATCGTCATTGTTACCTTGAGTTTATCCGGATGTAATTTCTTTTCCAATGAATTAGGTAAATTAAACGAAGCATTAAAGGGCCGTGAGGTAATCATTCAAACATATGACGAGGAAAGCAGCATTATCGATAAAGTTGAAGGTAAATCTGTAAGCATTGCCTCAGATAAGACATTTGAGATAACTGATTCAGAAGGAAATACAGTAGACAAGTCATCTGTAATTAATTTAACGGTAGGTGGAAATGAAGTCTTACATGTAGGAAGTAGCTTAATACTACATGAAAAAGAATTAGAAGATGTTTTTGCTCAATATGCACAGCAGGTCAATATAGAAAACAATGATAGATCTGTTCCGTTTATTAATCGAATGGTTAACGATATGAAAAACATGACTACTGGAAAAAGTAAAATTCTACTAGTTCGATCACAAAGTGGCCAACCATTAGCAACATTTGCTGGTGATGATGTTTCATATTTTGCTACAGATGTTGATAAATCAACAAGCTTCTTAATTGATGGTCATTATTTATTCATATATCGATGTGACTACACGATTTATGATTCAGAGTTATTAAATTGACGGAAATCGGAATTGAACTGGTAAAAAATATTTACAAGTTGAACTATCCGGCATTTCCGGATAGATGTCTGAAAATAAACAGGAAGTGTGGAGGGAAATAAAAGTGATGAAAGTAATAGTAAATGAGCAACCCCAACAATTTTATTTAGCGTATTTTAATAAATGGATGCCGGCAGTCGGTCATGAAATCAGAGTAGGATTGTATCAATTCTGTGCTATTCCATTAAGCAACCATATTAATGTTTCGGAAGTAACGACTGGCACAAGGGTATTAAGTATTTCAATTGATTTTGAAATTATGATGCACACCGCAACAAAAGAAGGCACAATCGAGTATTTTGAAAAAATAGGCAATCAATTAAAACAACTTATCGAGCGTACAAATGATTTTGACCAACAACTAGTAAAGATAAAGCAAGTAACGTATGAACGTTTAGGTGAAATGCCACCGATCGAGGAAGTAGACATTCCAGCTAATTAAATAGTAGACACAAACTGTGAAGAAAGGAGAGTGCGAATTGGAGCGAATAACAGAGAAAACTATAGGTTGCTTTCAATATGATTTAAAAGACCATAAACCGAAAACAGGTGAATTTAATGATTATGATTCTTTTTTTAACTACAGTATGGCAATAAAAAGACTTGGTGAATTGGAGGATGCACTAGAGCCACAACCAATTAACGAATGGCACGAAGATATGGGGGATTGCTTATGGTGGAAATTTCCTGTTGATGAAGCACCATATTGTGGAAGTCCGTTAGATTGTGATTTTCCAGATTACGTTACACACTTTACGAAATTGTTACTACCTTTAGGTAATTAGTTAATACACAGTCCGAAATTATGTCGACGTTTTATCCGTTGTGATTGTGACTACTGGAGAATTGAAGCATATTGAAATGGGTGATTATATGATTTGTCCAGCGTGTGGTGAAAATGAAATGGAAAGTTGGCATATGGATATATATGAATGTCCAAACTGCAAAATTATGATTCCAATTGATGATTTAGAAATGTTGGAGAGTGAAGCCAATGGATCCTAATCATAATGGTAGGAGAACATGGATAGCACTTTACAAATATGAACGAAAATGGGGAAGGCTAGACTATAAACCTAGGGATTTACGTGAGCAAGCTAATACATGCAAATGGTGTCATGGTCCACTTAAGAATAATCGTCAAAAATCATTTTGTAGTGAAGATTGTAAGTATTGGTGGTATCAGCAATATGTATTCGGAAGAAACCGACCACCGGTACCATGGAGAATACTATGTAGAGATGACTTCACATGTCAGAAATGTGGTTGGAAAAGTAGATTTATTAACAAATATGGAGTTACTCATTTTAGTTCACGTGGATTAGATGTACATCATATTCAATACGTTTCGCACGGCGGCACTGATCATGAATCCAATTTAATTACTTTATGCAGAGATTGTCATAGAAAGGAGCATAGTAGGGAATCTAATGAAATTGAATAAGTCAGGTATGGATTTCTTGTTTCATGTATCTGGATCCATACTCATAACTTTAACAATAATTATATTATCAATAAAAATTATTTCATAAAAAAAGCCGGGATCACTCCCAGCAACCACTTGAAATTATTATAGCATAAATAGGAGTGATCATGGTGAGATTAAAAGATATTAAAGTAGACCCCAAGACTATGAAACTCGAAATTGATATAATGAATAAAAAGGATAACTTTGCCATTGTAGTAAGTGAAGGAAGGGCAAAAATAGCTGAACTTCCTCAACATGGAGAAACTAAGATTATTACGCATCAAGGTAAAGTCAAAAGGGTGAAGTGGGATGAAGGGGAAGAATTTTAAAAGGAAGTATGGTAAAAGGATATATCGTAAAAGAAAGATAAATAAAGGCGGATTAACGTGGAGTGAAATAATGACAATACTCTCTGCTCTAATTCTTGGCTTATCTTCAGTTTACGCAGCATTTATTACTAAAACCAATAAAGTTAAATACGAACATATAGCAACTCAAGAATGGAAAATAGAAGACGCTATAGAGTACTATCCATTAAAAAAAGGAAATGAATGGATTTATACAGGGGAGATTGAGTCAATCAAGTCAAATGGTGATAAATATCATAAAAAAATAAAATTAGAAACAAAGATTACAGATGAAATAATAAACGGGGATATAAAGCTATTTATTTTTAATAATAATTTACTTAATATAAATGTAAACGACTATTATATGAATGACATCCATAGCAATAAAGATGATAATTTTTCACGGGATAGATCTTCTGGAATTTTAGTCGTAGCAAGCGATGTATACTTTGTAGATAATTCCGTTATTGAAGAAGTTAAAGAAGAGATTATTAATTTAGGTAAGATAAAAGATAGTGTAGCCACAACCCCTCAATTAGGAAAGTTAGAGCTAATTTATAGATTTCCTCTATATAAAGGGCAAAGATTTGGGGATTTGGACAATATTGCCCGTGAAGATTTAGCGTATTTTTGGTATGTTAATAATGAAAGGACATTATTAGAAACAGAAAATGACAGTGTTATTGAGAAAAAAATATATGAATTAATTTATCAAGAATTAGGAGGTTTTCAAAAAGTTATATTTAAACCATATTTGGGAGTGACGGAATATGTGAATGAATACAGTGTAAAAGGTAAAATACACTTTACACTTGATAGTTATCGATTAAAGTAATTAGTTAAATAAACTGTTCTACCAGTCAACTGGAGGGCATCATTCAACGCATTAAGCGTTGTTTGGTGTCCTTTTTTAATTTTATAAGAAAGGGTGTTATATATGCAATTAGCATTTTTACCAGAGATTGATCGGGAGAAAACAAGGAAAAACGTAGAGGCAGCATTGGAACAGTATCGAATTATGCTTTTAATGAATCCAGAAGAATATGAGCCAAAAGTAACTTCATCCTTAAAATTGATTCCATCTGCACCAACAAATGAGTTTCATTCTTCTACCGAGGATGTGGCCATTAAACGAACAGACATGGAAATAAAAAGAAATAAATTTATAAAAAGGATTCTCCGTGCTGTTAATCAGTTAAGTTATCAAGAGCGATCCATTATCATTAATCGTTACTTAACAGGTGAAGACACCTTTGATTATGAAATATACAATGAATTAGGCTATAGCGAAAGTAAATATTACAGGATTAAATCGGATGCATTTTATAAATTGGCTTTCATTCTAAGAATTGTAGTCTATAAAGAAGAAGGTGAAGTAGTATGAGGATCGTTCAACCAATTCGTGATCCAGATAAGATTGATAAGATGAAACTGTATTTAAAAAATAAGCGAGAGCGTGATTATATTATGTTTCTGCTAGGCATATCGGTTGGCTTACGTATTTCTGATATTTTGCAACTTAAGAAAGAAGATTTACTTAAGTCACATATTGATATTAAGGAAACAAAGACACAGAAAATAAAAAGAGTAAAGATTCCAGGTTATTTAAAGAAGGAATTCGTAGCATACGCTAAAACGTTAGATGATGGTGACTATGTTGTTAAAAGCAGAGAAGGAGAGAATAAGCCTATTTGTAGGACGACAGCATATCGAATATTAAGAGATGCTGCTGAACATGTTAATTTAAAAGAGATTGGTACTCATACACTTAGAAAGACGTTTGGGTACCATTTTTATAAACAAACAAAGAACATAGCAATGCTAATGGAGCTATTCAATCATTCAGAGGAAAGTACTACGTTAAGATATATCGGTATCACTCAAGATGCGCTTGATGAAGCAATGGATAAATATCGTATATGAATTTCTTTTTTTGATATAAGTACAACATAAATAATAATAGCGTGCACTCATTTTATGAATGTTAATTAAGTCAATGTTATCAAGGAGTATAGCAATTTGGCGAGTGCAACAGTCTATGTATTGTAATACACTCTATTAATTATTAGGAGGAATAACTATGAAGATTGAAGAAGCGAAAGAAAGAATTAAAGAGTTGGAGAGTTACATTGAATTAGTAGAAAACTATGAACCACAAACAATGGAACAAGAAGCAATAAAATTGTATGTGCTTCTAGAAAATGTAACGAGGGTGACTAAAGAACTTAACGAAAAGGGATATAAAATTGAGAATCGTAAACTTGTTACAACAGATGTATCCAAGATATTAAAAACAAAACCAAAAGATAAATTACACGAGTTGGCCCATAAAATGTTTAAAAAGAATCGACGTAGACCCCAAAATATTATTTATTAATAATACGTAACATAAAAATTTCAGATTGTGAAAGGTTGACAATTTTTTAATTCTATTTATATGTCAGTGAAAGGTATACGTATTTTCACCGGTGAACCTTGGAATATGATAGTATGCTATATTAAGGATATATATGGTAAACATGGAACTATGAAATCTTATTTAGGGGGATGTAAAATTGGGAAAGTCTAAATTAGATCAACGAAGAATAAACTTCGTTAAAAGTTTACCTTATAAAACAAGAGCAAGGATTCTTTATGAATATTTAAAAAAAGGTACAAGTAATCGAGATATTGAACGGAATGTCGATGGCTTAAATGAAAATGATGGATGGGAAGCTTGGAGTGTAATTCATTTCTATGGACATAATAGATTTAGTAAGGCTCAATACCCACATATTACATTGAAATATTTAACAGATATACTATCGGAAATTAGTGATGAAGACTTAGAAGAGTTTCATCTAAAAAATGATGAAGTTGTTAAATCACAAACGTTAATGAATGAAAATGATGGTAAAGATGTTTTAAGAACTATTACAACTCGTCAAGGACAGTATAAACTGAGACAGATTCTTTTAAAAAGTTACAAATCAAGATGCGCTATATGTGATATTAATCATCCGAAGTTATTAATAACTAGTCACATAAAAACATGGGCTGAATCAACACAATACGAAAGAATAAATCCTAGTAACTGCATCTTATTATGCTCACTTCATGATGCTCTATTCGAACATGGGTTCATTTCTTTTGATGATAATTATAAAGTTTTGTTTTCACCAAACTTTGACTTTAAAGGACAAGGTATAGAAACTAACTTAAATTTTGAAAGACCATTACATGATCCACCTTCAAAGTTTTTTCTTCAAGAACACAGGCTAAAGCATGGTTTTCAAAAAGTGAAGTCTTTTGAAACGATTAATCTATGATTGAAAATAGCGAAAGGATAAGCATATGTTCCACCTTTTTAAAAGAAGATGGCTAAAAAATTTGTGGGAGATTCGTGGGAGAAAAAAGGGAGAAACTTGAATGACTATTTCTGTATTTATGTGTTTTAATGATAGTGTGAGAAGAATCATTCATTACAAAACCCCACTCTTTTAAGCAACGATCACTAACGGTCGTTGCTTATTATATGAACAGTTGCATTAAATTACCAATTCTAGCATAATATTGTTGATTACATATATTAGGAGTTGATAACATGAATAAAGAAAAAGTTAAGAAACCAATTTACAAGAGATGGTGGTTTTGGTTAATTGCAATTATTATAGTTATTGGAATAGCTTCTGGTGGTGAAGAAGAAAAAGATAAAGCGAAGGAAAATAAAGATGTTGAACAAGAAAAAGTTCAAGATGAAGAGAAAACCACAAAAACTTCCAAAGAAGAATCAGATGAACCTGAAGAAGTAGAGGAAAAGGAAGAAAAAGAAAAGAAGAAAGAAAAAAAGAAAGAAAAGGAAGACATACCTAAAGAGTATGAGTCAGCACTTAAAAAAGCAGAAACATACGCTAATAATATGTATATGTCAAAAGCAGGACTGTATGAACAGCTCACATCAGAATACGGAGAAAACTTTTCCGAAGAAGCTGCACAATATGCCGTAGAAAATGTAGAAGCTGATTGGAAAGAAAATGCATTACAAAAAGCAATTATATATCAAGATGACATGGCGATGTCGCCAAACGCTATATATGATCAATTAATCTCAGAGTATGGGGAAAAATTCACTGAAGAAGAAGCGCAATACGCTATTGATAATTTGCCAAAATAATTAAGACATCTCATAATGAGGTGTCTTTTTTTATGATGTTAATGATACAGAAAACAGTATTTGCGAATAAGACTTCATATTAACTGAGTATATAGTAATTTTAATACTAAATAATTCCAATTGAATGGAGTGATATATTTGCTATTTAATAAATCTACTCATTTAACATGTTGTGATCAATGTCATAAGCCGTTTGAAATCAATATAAAAAGTAAATACTTAGGTGAAGGCATTGTAAGACGGTACTTCTGTTGTGAGCACTGTAGTGCAATGTATACAGTTGCTTACATCAATAATTCTATCAAGAGTCGGCATAAGAAGTTGAATCGGATCCGCAGACAAATCCAAATGACCCAGCGAATGAAAGTTCATAAGAGTAAACTTCTAGAAAAAGAAGAAAGACTTGAAGAACTATCAAAAGCTGCAAAGAAACTCATGCTAGAAAATAAAGAAGAACACGACCGGCTTGTTATGATTTATGAGTGATGTAAATTGGCTGAATATAAAACAGATGAACAAAAGAAATCATTCTACAATTCAAAGGCATGGCAAGAGTTAAGACAGCAGGCACTAGAACGTGATAACTATGAATGTCAGTGGTGTAAGAAGGAAGGAAAGGTTACTGTCGATAGCATTAAGGAAAAAGGTAAAAGAAAAGAAATCGTTTTGAATGTGGACCATAAATATCCAATAGAAAAATATCCTAAACTAGCCTTGGTGTTAGATAACCTGCAAACATTATGTATATATCACCATAATGTGAAGGAAGGTAGGATATTTAAACGAAGGAAACCAAAATGGGATGATGAGAGGTGGTAATGATACCCCCGTCAAAACATTTTGGTTTTTATTTTCGCCTGGGAGACCGGGCAGGGGGCTCGATTTTGTAGATTTTTTAATTTTTTCACGTATGGGGGGGTGGAGTGTTTGACACGCAAGCTAAGAATTGATGTAGGCATTGATAAAATAAAGGATTATTTGATGTCTAGGATAGATCAAACTAATCCGGTTGAAGTAGAAAAAGTTGGTAGGTACTTAAAGCATATAGAAATTTATCGGCGTATGGATCGTACGATTAAAAAAGAAGGTGTATCAGTTACTACGAAAAATGGTAGTCAGACATTTATTAAAGCTCATCCACTACTCCGTGAAATGAACAGGGTTAACTCGGCCATTATTAATATTGAACAATCATTCAATTTAGAAGACGGCAATAAGAAATTTAGTGCAAAAGATTTGATATAAATGCTTAAAAATAAACATGTTGAATATTATATGAACCAATACGAGACTGGAAAAATTAAAGTCAGTAAGTACGTGGTTCTTTTGTTTTCATATTTAAAAAATCACGTTCTTAATCGTGATGATATCTATTTTGATACAGAAATGCATGAAAAATATATTGCGTTTACTGAAAAAAATTATTTCAACTTAATGCCGTTTCAAAAGTTTAAGACAGCATTTGTATTTTTATATTATAAGGAAGGCGGCTATCCGTTTTTTGAGCAATTCTTTTTCTATGAAGCACGTGGTGCTGGAAAAAATGGATTAATTTCCTCACTAGCTCATTTCTTTACGAGTGATTTGCATGGAATTGATAATTATAATGTATCAATTGTGGCTAATAGTGAAGAACAAGCAAAAACTTCTTTTGAAGAAATCTATAACACAATTGAACATGATGGGAAAGATGGAGTTCTACAGTCACTTTTTTATCACACTAAATCAGAAATTATAAGCCGAACGAATCAGAGTAAAATAAAATATCATACTTCAAATCCAAAAACTAAAGATAGTTTACGTGATGGTTGTGTTATATATGATGAAGTTCATGAATATGAGGATTCAGCTATAATAGATGTATTTTCATCAGGATTGGGAAAAGTAAAACATTCTAGGGAATTTTTTATTACGACTGATGGTTTTGTGC